AAAGAATGTACAACTTTCTAAAATTGGTGAAATTGCAGCTTTGGGTTCGGTTGAAAAGCCCATCTTTGTTGAGCAGCAAATTAAAAATCATGCACTAACTTGGGCTGATGATAATGTTAAGCAAAATCCATATTTAGTGGTTGACATGATCACGGATGTTAACGGCAATCCAACGCCAATGGGACCCGTTGGTTATACAAAAGCCCCCGAAATTCCACCCGCTACAGCTGCACTTATGCAAATTACTGAGCAGGATATGCAGGATTTGCTGGGCAATCAGCAAGCTGGTGAAGAATTGCAGCCGAATATGAGTGGTACGGCTATTCAATTAATACAAAATAGACTAGACATGCAAACCTTTATTTATATGTCTAACATGTCTAAATCGATTAAAAGAAGCGGCGAAATTTGGTTAAGCATAGCCAAAGACATCTTAATCGAAGATGGTCGTAAAATGAAAGGCGTAAGCGGGCAAAACGAGATTAGTACAATTGAGTTATTTAAGCCGATGGCAAATAAAGAAACGGGCGCAATTGATTTATTGAATGACTTATCATCAGCCGATTTTGATGTAGCGGTAGATGTTGGCCCAAGTTCAGCAAGCAAACGACAAACAACTGTACGCAACTTAACCGGCATGATGCAGATTAGCCAAGACCCTGAGACCATCCAAGTTTTGGGAGCAATGGCGATGATGAACATGGAAGGCGAAGGCATTAGTGATGTGCGTGACTTCTTCCGAAAAAAACTGGTGCGTTTAGGTGTAGTTAAGCCAACAGATCAAGAATTGCAGCAAATGCAAGCAGAGGCGCAAAATCAACAGCCCGACCCACAAACTCAATTTTTACAAGCATCAGCAGAGCAGGCGCAAGCGCAAGCAGCAAAATCAAGAGCTGATACTATACTGGCGATGGCTAAATCTGAAGAAACAAAAGCCAAAACAGCTGAAACGCTTTCAAATATGGATTTGTCACAAAGGCAGCAATTGATAGAAACAGCAAAAACATTAAATGAAATGAACAATCAGGTTGTGCAGGCAACAACGACGGGCGAGATGCCCCAAGGTGTTGATTTGTCGCAATTTGAGCAGTAGAGGAAAGCCGCCAAAACTCTTTAAAAGTTGGTGAGAAAAAATAGGGATAAATATGAGCGAAAATTTAAACGAAACGGCAGAATTTGATGCTGAACTAGATGATCAAGAAATTGATGTTGCTGAAAAAGTGGATGGTGAAGAGCCTGAACCAGAATCAGAGGAACATGATCAGGATGATTTAGTTGTAAGCATTGGTGGGGAGTCGCCACCTCAAAACGACGAAGAACAAAGAGCTGCGCCCGAGTGGGTGAAAGAGTTGCGGAAAAATAGCCGTGAACTTGCACGCAAAAACAAAGAGTTAGAGCAGCAGTTAGCGGCAGTTAGTGGCACACAACAAAAGCCAGTAGAGCAGTTGGGCGCAAAGCCCAAGCTTGATGACTTTGAGTATGACGCAAACGCTTATGAACAAGCACTTGATGATTGGTATGATCGCAAGCGCAATATTGAACAGCAGCAAGCCAAGGCAAATGCTGAACAAGAAAATGCGCACAAGGCATGGCAGGGTAAGGTTGAAAGCTACAACACGGCAAAAACAAAGTTAAAAGTAAGTGATTTTGAAGACGCTGAATTTGTTGCGCAGGATGCTTTAACAGCCGTGCAGCAAGCAATTGTTTTACAGGGGGCTGAAAACCCCGCGCTCGTCGTATATGCTTTGGGTAAAAACCCATTAAAAGCAAAAGAATTAAGCTCAATTAATAACCCCGTAGAATTTGCTTTTGCGGTGGCAAAACTGGAGAAAGAATTGAAGGTGAGCAATCGTAAAACAGCACCAACGCCCGAAAGAACTGTAAAGGGTACAGGTTCAATATCAGGTTCGGTGGACTCACAACTAGAACGTTTGCGTGCGCAAGCTGAAAAAACAGGCGACTACACACAAGTCAATCGCTATAAAAAGCAAAAGCGGCAAGCATAATTAAAAAATAAACAGGAGTAAAAAATGCCTAATGCATTTAATAAAGAAGAACGTGTTGCGTTCGAAAATATTATTGAAGGATTTCAAGACGCACTCGTCTTGTCTTCAGCTGTTTCAATTTATAAAACTGATTCAACACAGATGGAGCGTAGTGGCGACGTTATTTGGCGACCACAGCCATACATCGCGCAATCTTTTTCTGGCACGGATATGACATCTAATTTTAGAGATTATATTCAATTATCAGTCCCCGCGACGCTTGGCTTTAGTCGTTCCGTACCATGGGTTTTAACAGCAACAGAGTTGCGAGATGCATTACAAGAACAAAGGTTAGGTGATGCTGCAAAACAAAAGTTGGCGAGTGATATTAATATGGCATTAACTAACGTTGCGTGTAACCAAGGCACATTAGTTGTACGTAGAACAACCCCAGCAAGCGGGTTTGATGACGTTGCATTGGCTGATTCAATTATGAATGAGCAGGGCGTGCAGTCATTTGATAGATATGCAGCCTTTAGTTCACGTGACTATAACAATATGGCAAGTAATTTGGCTAACCGTGGGACGATGCAAGGCAAGCCCACGAATGCTTACGAGAAGGCTTATGTGGGCACTATTTCAGGTTTTGAATCATTTAAACTAGATTACACCAACAGACTATTAGCAGCAGCGGCGACTGGCGTAACAATTAACGGCGCAAATCAACATTACACGCCACGTGCAACATCAACCGCAGGAACTGGTGAAACGGGTAACGTTGATAATCGTTATCAAAATTTAACAGTTACTGTTACTAGCGGCTTAATTAAAGTTGGCGATTGCTTTACCATTTTAGGCGTAAATGCATGTCACCACATCACCAAAGGCGATACAGGGCAGCCTAAAACCTTCCGTGTGACTGGCATTATTTCAGGTGGTGGCGGTTCAGGTGTAATTCAAATTAGCCCACCGATTATTTCAGCAACAAGCGGCACAGATGCAGAGCGTGAGTATCAAAACGTGATTGGCGCACCTGTCAATGGCGCAGCGATTACTTGGTTAAATACACAAGCAGCTAACGTTAACCCGTTTTGGCAAAAAGATGCATTGGAAATTTTACCAGGGCGTTATGCGGTGCCTGATAATGCGGGTGTTGCAGTTATGCGTGCAACAACAGATCAGGGGATTGAAATTGTGATGCAAAAGTTTTATGACATTAATACAATGCGTACTCGTTATCGACTTGACACGTTATTTGGCGTGGTTAACAAGCAGCCGCAGATGTCGGGCATTATTTTATTTAGTCAGTAACATTTAATGGGCAGCTAACTACTGCCCAACAAGGAACAAACATGCAAAACGCAGTAATGATTTATAAATACCCTGGACCCTACGAGTTTCACGGTAGCACATTTGACTATAGAATTATTGATTATGATGATCAGGCAGCAGTTGAGGCATCATTAAAAGATGGCTGGCGCTTTACAACCGATGAAGCAAAAAAATTGATTGACCCAGTCGTTGAGCTTGCTTTCCCGCAAGCTGAAAGTGGTGACCCTAGAACTGTTGCAGTGGTTGATGCTGAAATTAAAGCGGAGAACGCACTAATTCGTGAAGAGCTTGAAAATACACCGCCTACACGTGAAGAATTGGAGGCAAAAGCCGAGGAGCTCAACATTTCATTCAACAGCAAAACAAAAGACTCCGTGCTTGCTGAAAAAATTGAAGAAGCTTTGACTAAAGTGAGCGTTTAATGGGCTGGACTAAGCGAGAGTTTATAACGCAAGCTTTTGAAGAAATAGGGCTTGCCGCACATGTTTATGATATTACGCCAGAACAACGTTGGTCAGCTTTGCGTCGACTTGATGCGATGATGGCGCAATGGAATGCGGCAGGTGTGAGAGTGGGCTGGGGATTGCCATCGAAGCCTGATATGAGTGATATTGACGAGCAAACAAATGTGACTGATTCAGCTAATGAAGCAATCTACACAAATTTGGCAATTCGCTTAGCTTCAGGCTTTGGCAAAACTATTTCGCCCGATTTAAAAGCGTTAGCGTTTACGAGTTACGCTAACTTGCTTAGTCATTTAGCTAATAAAATACCACAACGTCAATACCCGAGCAGTACGCCGATAGGGGCGGGCAATAAAAACTTAAATGCACCTTTTGCGATGCCAACAATTGACGAGCTGCAAGCAGGCGACGACACAAATATTATTTTGGAATAAATATGGCAACAATTAACCAACTTTCAGCTGTCGATGCGGTTGTGTCAAGCGACCAAATACCGATTTACTCAAGCAATAATGGCGACGCCCGCAAGGCTTCGCTGGCAACTGTTGCAAAATACTTATCAACTCAAACCAGCTTTGTGGATGGCATGATTACGCAATATGCTGCGCCATCAGCTACAGGTTTTACGGTTAACATTTTAGATGGTGTAAATAGCGTATGGCTTGTTTTAACCCCAACAACAGCACTTGCAGCTGGCACAATCAAGTTGCCAACAGTCACAAATTGCGTAGACAAACAAGAAATTTTAATTAATACAACCCAAGCAATAACGACTTTAACAATTAACAGCAGCGGGGCATCGGTAACAGGCGCACCAACTACGCTGGCTGCAAACGCATTTTTTAAATTGCGTTTTGAGGGTGTAACAGATACTTGGTACAGAATAGGATAAAACATGTCATCACATCAACCTTTTTCGCCGCAATTTGGGTCAGGGATTTCAGCAGCAGCTGGTGCAGCCTCCGCTCAATTTTCTATTGCTTCAGGAAGCGCTTCGGTATGCATAACGTCACGCAATAACGTTTTATGCTATGTACGCATTGGTGAAGGTTCAATTACTGCAACAGCGGCGGATTACCCAATTCCGCCCAATCAACAAGTTGTATTAACAAAAGATTTATTGCACAACCAAATTGCAGTGATTGCACCAGCAGGCGGTGGCGATTTACACATCATGGTTGGCGAGGGTTACTAATATGTATCGCAAACGCCATAGAACACGTAGTCGAACAACATTAAACTCTACAAGTTATGTTTTAGATTCATTGCCTGCTGCTGCTGCTTATAGCGTACGAAAATTACGCTCAACATATGCGGGGAATTGTTTGCGTGTTAGACGCTCTAGTGATAACGCTGAGATCGATGTTGGCTTTGCAAAAGTTGGCGCAAATTTAGCAACAAATGGCGACTTTAGTAATGGCGGCACTGGATGGACTTTATCAAGCGCATCGGTTAGTGGCGGTGTTTTAAATGTGTCAGGCGGCGCCAATTTTATGTATCAACAAATGGGATTAGTGCAAGGCAGGCAATACTGGTTTTCGTTTAATTATACTTGTTCGGTAGGCGCAAACCTGAGAATAAGCAACAGCAACATAAACGGCGCATCAATTGTATATAATCGCAACACCCTTGGTGGGACAAGTGGCAAAATACAAGGTGGATTTATTGCAAGCAGCACAACGGGATTTTTTTCAATAGAAGCAGATGCGCAAACATTCACAGGAACAATAGATAATGTGGTCGTGCGTGAAGTCGGCGGCGTTGGTGATGATTTAAATTTATACGCATTAACTAATTTTTTATGCCCAAGTGGAGCAACACAGGCAAGCCTGCCGAGTGGCTTTATTTCAATATGGTATGATCAAAGTTTAAACACAAGAAATGCAACACAGCCAACAGCCGCATCACAGCCTAGGATTATTAACGCAGGTGCTTTAGAAGTTATTAACAACCGCCCCGCAATCACACAAGACGGCGTGGATAAAAACCTAGGTGTTACTTTTGCTCACACTGGCGCAAATTATACAATAAGTACAGTGCACAAATTTATGAACCAAACAACATCATTTTATAATTTATTGTATGCGCTTGAAACTGGGCTAGGTGGCGATTCAAATTTAATTGCAACATGCAGGGCAGCGAATAGTAACGCCACGTGGGAATTCCCAACATCCTCATACGGAGGGAACGCTCAAGCACTTGATGCTAGTTATGTTCGTTCAACAATAAAATCAACCGCGGGAATTCAAACTTTTTTAAACGGTGCAGTTGGCTTAGTTGCGAATGATGCTCCTGCGCTTGCAAGTTATGCAATTACTAGCCTTACATTAATGAACCGAGTTGCAAATAATTTGGGGTGGTCGGCGCCAGTTAGTGAATTTATTTTATTCACTTCTGATTTGAATAGCACAAATCGATCAACCATTGAGCGTGATCAAGGTGCTTATTACAATATTGCGGTGGCTTAATTATGCAAATACCAATTATTAACGGCATTTACAGCGACCGTAACGCAGATTTTAGAACAGCATACCCACGCAATTTAATCCCTGTGCCAAAGCAAAATGGAATATCACAGGGGTATTTGCGCCCAGCTGACGGCATTGAACTTTTTGCAATGGGTGGCGGTGTTGATCGTGGCGGCATCAATTGGAACGGTGTTTGTTACCGTGTAATGGGTGACCAGTTTTGTTATGTTACAGCAAATGGCACATTAAGCGTAATTGACGTGATTGCGAATGATGGCGAACAAGTTTTTTTTGATTACTCGTTTGACCGCTTGGCAATTGTTTCAGCGGGGCAGATGTTTTATAGCACAGGTGGGGCATTACAAAAAGTGCTAGATGTTGATTTAGGGCAGCCTCGAAGCGTTGTGTTTGTTGACGGGTATTTTATGACAAATGATGCTTTTAATTTGGTAGTGACTGATTTAGCAGACCCGACCTCAATCAATGTTTTAAAATACGGTTCAGCAGAGGCTGACCCTGATCAAATTATGAGGGTTTTAAAATTGCGTAATGAGCCTGTCGCAGTTGGGCGGCACTCCATCGAGTTTTATACAAACACTGGCGGCAATTTATTTCCATTTCAGCGTATTGCGGGGGCGATGGTTGCCCGTGGTAGTATTGGTCGTGCTGCGGCTTGTGTTTTTCAAGATGCGATTGCCTTTGTTGGCGGCGGCAGAAATGAACCACCAGCGGTGTGGATGGGTGTTAATGGGCAAAGTTCTAAAATATCAACAAGAGAAATTGATCAAATTTTGCAATCATACACAAGTGAAAAGCTTGCAAAAACATTGGTTGAGACACGTATAGATTCAAGCCATAACATGCTTTTGATTCACCTACCCAATCAAACTTTGGTTTATGATGCGGCGGCATCACAACAAATGGAGCAAGCTATTTGGTTTACATTGGATTCTGGATTGCTAGAGCCTTCAGCTTACCGCCTGCGAAATTTAGTGTGGTGTTACGACAAATGGATTGGCGGAGACCAAACAAGTAATAATTTAGGCGTTTACACAAACAAAACATCGAGCCATTTCGGCGGCGTAATTCAGTGGGATTTTAGTACGGCAATAGTATATAACGAAGGGCGGGGTGCAGTGTTTCATGAAATAGAACTGGTAGCATTGTCGGGGCGGGCAGAATTTGGTAAAGACCCAGTGATTTGGACGAGTTATTCAACAGATGGTGAAACATGGTCACAAGAGCGGGCCAAAAACATTGGCAAAAGCGGCGAGCGCAATACACGTATTAGTTGGCTACAGCAGGGGCACATGAGAAATTTGCGGGTTCAAAAATTTAGGGGCACATCTGATGCGTTTATTTCTTTTGCCCGACTTGAAGCAAGAATGGAGCCGTTAAATGCCTAATCAAACACCTCGATTAAATCGTGCGCAGCTAGCAGAGTTTTTAAAAGACCCAAGGGCAATTAAAGCGTTTGAAGAATTGTTCACAGCGACATCCTCGACTATTCCCGATACTGTGGAATCGGCACAATTTGCGGGGGATAGCTTTCAAACACAAATCTCGGAAGTTGCTAGTGCGCTTTTGGAGCTTGCGGCGGTTATTTTAACGCAGCCTGCTTTAATTGCTAATACTAATAATTCACTTGATTACGAAACGCTAAACAATGAGGGCTTGCAGCAAGATGTGTATATTCCGCCTGTCACAAATGACACAGAGAATCGCAATTCAAAGTTTTTGGTCAATTCAGTGGTGCCATTGCAAAATTTTGCGGCGGCGGCGGCGGCAACACTTAATAATGCTCCTGCTGTTGGCAACCCGACGAAATGGATCGCAATTAATGATAACGGCACAACAAGATACATACCAACTTGGTAAAGGAAAAAAATGGCAATTTTAGTTAAAAATATTATCCCTCGGAAATTTGCAGAAAATGCACAGACAGGGCAATACACAGCAGTTAATGCAAAGGCGGTGATTGATAAGTTTACAGCAACCAACGTAACTGCTGCCCCCGTTACTATTAACGTACATTTGGTAGCTGGCGGCGGCAGTGCGGGTACTTCAAACGTGGTCGTATTTAATAAAGCGATTCAAGTGGGCGAAACGTATACTTTCCCTGAGCTCGTAGGGCAACTATTAGAAGGCGGCGGCTTTATTTCAACAGTTGCAAGCGCAGCATCGGCTTTAGTGATTAGTGCAACTGGGCGAGAGATAACATGATTATATCAAGAATAGCAAATGTCGATGATTTGGATTTTATCATCGACGAAATCAATGGAACGGATGTTGCAAGGCACGTTAATGATGATTTTACGTTAGAGTCTAGGGTTGAAAAAAGCCAAATCAATCTAAATCATTTTCTAATCATTGAAGAAGACGGGCAGGCAAAAGGCTTTTTTTACTTTCAGAACATAAATTCAATCACCATTGATATACATACGTGCATCAGAAACGTAAAAAACAAATTGATAGCAGGCGCATCAACTATTGAGTTTTTTAGATGTGCGGGCGTTGAGGTGATCATTTCATTTATTCCTTCTTATAATTCAGCTGCGTTTAAATACGCAAAAATGCTAGGTTTTGAAGAAGTTGGGCGGATTGCAAAATCTTATTTATTTAATAATCAGGCAATTGATCAAATTATTGTATCAAAAAATATTAAAGGGGAATGATATGCCAGTAGCCGCAGCGTTAACGGGTGGTAGCTTATTAGGTAACGTTATATCATCTAATCAACAAAAGAAAACAGCACAAAAAGCAGCAGATGCGCAAACGCAAGCAGCGCAATTAGGCATTGATGAGCAGCGTAGGCAGTTTGACGCCATTCAAGAATTATTAAGCCCATATGTGAATGCAGGAGCGCAAGGCTTGGCAGGGCAGCAAAACCTGCTTGGCTTGAATGGGAATAATGCCCAAATGCAAGCGATTGACGCTTTACGCAATAGTAACCAATACCAGCAATTAAACCAGCAGGGTCAAGATGCTATTTTGCAAAACGCAGCAGCCACAGGCGGGTTACGTGGCGGGAATGTACAGGCGGCTTTAGCGCAATTTAGCCCGCAATTACTACAAAAGATGATTGAGCAGCAGTATTC